TTCACCCGCCTGCTTTTTACTACTCCTTGCTAACAAGTTTTAGTATTGCTAGTGCCAGTACCAGTGGCGTTAACGCATTTGCTAAACTTGTTAGCTTTTCTATTATGTCCACTTTTATCACCTCCTTACATTTTTATTATACCCTATATCGTGTATAAAAGCAAGTATTTATTTTGATTTTTACAAATAAAAATAGAGCCTACCAACCTAGATATTTTCTAAGTTAGTAGGCTCTATTAATCTTTTAGAATCAATCCATGAGTCCACCTGCTCATGCTCAGGAGATAATTGGATCACCTCGATTTCATCGAATAGCGCCAGCTGCACCAATTAGAAAACCAATCACACCACCAGCGGCCCATGTATCACGTTGACGCCGCAAGCGTTGCTCTGTTCGTCTATTGTTCTTGATTTCGTTCTTCAATTCGTCTAATGAGTTCGAGGCTAGAGTTAAGCTCTGCTCTTGCTCTGTTATTTTGTTCGAGGCTTTCGCTAATTCTTGCCCCTGTTTCTCGTTGATTGCTCTCAATTCGGTTAAGGCTTTCGCCCTCTCGCTGTTGATAATCCTCAATTCTTTTAATTCTGTCGCCTGCGTCACTGTTAAGCTGTTGGCTTGTTCCAATGAGTTTGTTGAGCTCTCGATTGAGGCGTCGGCTATCATCAAGCGCTCTTTGATTTTGTTCCAATCGCTCAATGGCACGCTGATAGTTGGCTCTTGCGGTGAAGTAGCTGTCAATGAGTTGGCATGCACCAACGAGGAGCAACAAACAACCACAACCAATAATAAGCCGCTTAATAGTAATCTGAGATTTAAACGCATTGATGTAGTTCGTGATTTTTTCATACATATATAGCCCCTTTATTTAGTCGAGATCATTCCAACGTGCTACATAGCCCCTAACATCAACATGCACGAAGTCTTGATAGTAATAGCAACCAATTCCGTCGGCCCCACATTCTTCGGCAACAGACGCCAAGTAATCAACGTCAATTCCATCGTATGTAATGTCGGCGGCTGTACCCTCTAAATGTTGAGAATTAGAAACGCCCCCTACTTCCTCGTTATGTTCAGGGCAACGGTAACCACTATTGATATATAACGGCACGCCCAAGCGTTCACGAATTCTGTCAAGCAAGTCGACCAATCTTTTGTCAATGAGATGGTCCAATTTATTATGTCCATTTTCATCGACTTCATGACGATGGCAACTACAAGCGAACTCGTAGTCATCAAAGTATGTACCAATTTTCATTATATGCACCTCCAATTAAAAATAAGGCCACAATTATGCAGCCCTATATACCTTATTTCTTTAAAAGCATGTCAACTTTAGATTGAACCAAATCTAACAACCCTGTAATGGTAGTATTGCCACCGTCTCGTAGGTTCTCCAAAATGGAAAGAAATTCGACGCTAGCAAGATACAACCATACAAGATTGACTGCGAATGCGTAATTACCTGCCATGTAATCAAAACACCACGCACTGGCAGTCGCTAGGCAATATGTTAATACCTTTGTAATGAAAGGCTTACGCATATGTTTGGACGATATAAGCCCTTTCCCCCATGCAACTGGAATGGCTATGTATTTGTCAAAACCGCCGATATTCTCAGGGTTTGCCCCCATATCAACTAACATTTGATAGCCAATCGCAGACCACTTTGTGAATAGATCTAAAAACACTAGGCAGATGAATATACCTAACACCTGTACGTGTTTAAGACCTAACATGTATATACCGACTTCCGCAACTACCGCAAGCAAGGCTTTAATGGCAAATGAGTCTGTCAGCATTCGCCAAGCCTCTTCCAAGAAGTGTGTAATTTCTCCCATATTTTCCCCTTATTATGAATTATAATGCGTCTAATGAGCCTGTTCCTCTATTAACATATACCCCATCAACATATTGAATGCTTGAATTATCAAGTGTTAATTGAATAGTTCTTTCCAATGTGTTCACAGTTACTGTGCCTTGATTAAATGCTGTACTGAAATTAATGTTAGTAGGTTGTTTCACAATAAATGTTAAGCCACTATATTTGTAAGGTGCATTATCATTATCAACGATTGTTTTCTTCTCATTGCTGATAATTTCAAGTGTTTCAATATCAGACTTATTCCATTTGCCAAGCCAATTGAATGAATTTCCGTTATATGTAGCCAATCGCAACACTAATTTGCGACCATATTTCTCGAACTTCGCACCGGTTGTGTCTGTAAATGTTTCATCAGCTGTCGCAGATTCTAAACCTTTAATGGATATACTACCCACTTCACGATCAGCCAAATCAAAATACACCACACGAATATCATCTTGACCAAATGGAGCAATCGGAACACGCATATTATCAGTTTCAAATGCACGTTTTTCGCCGCCATTTATGGAAACCTTGAAGTGAGGTTCCCCTTTAATATCGAGGAACTCTTGACCTTCAACAGGTTGGAAATACTCTAATTGTTTGAAAGTTACATTAATGGAATCGCCTAACAATTCAACCAATTTTGCAAGAACTGTTTCAACGCTAGAATCTGCGAGATATACGTTCTTTTGTTTGAGCAATTCTGCTGCTTGTTCGGCACTTGCCGGTTCACCTTTTGGGCCTCTTAGACCTTGTTCGCCCTTTTCGCCACGTTCACCACGTTGGCCATCCTCGCCCTTTTCACCTTTTGGGCCTCTTAGACCTTCAAGCAAGTTGAAAATGGAATCTTTGTCTAATTTTAAAGTTAAAGTGCTATCTGCCATGATTGTATCTCCTTATTAATGCATTGAAATATCCGGAATTACTGTGATTTTGCCGATGCCGATTTTGATGCTGTTGGTTTCATTGAAAATGAACGCATCATACATCAAATTTCGGCTGATTATTTGCTTTTTAGCTGTAGTCTTGCCTAAAAGCGTGAATGTGATTCTCTTATCCTCGATTGTCGGCTCTAACTCGAAGATAACACCTTCATCGTGCCTTTTACGGATTTTGCACACACCTTGAAATCCATTGAGAGTCATGTCGCTATCAGATGGAACCTCATAGATGATGCGGAAATCTTGGCCTTGATGAAGTTCAAAATCGTGTTTAACCATAAGCCACCCCCTTTTTATTGTATAACATATGGTTTGCAACACTATTTTTTACCAATGACGAGAACATATAGTACGCCAAAGGAGATATGTTTATGATAGCCGTTATCGTCTCGATTGCTGAAATAACTATACCATATCGATTGACAAACAGCCTCACGACCATTTAATCCAATGGTTGGCTTAGTATCGTGATATCCGCTCGATATATTAGACTGGAAATACATTGTGCAATAATCAATCCTTCGCCCATTAGCGTTATCCCATTTTTTTCGACCATCGCTAGTACCGCCTGTTACATCACTATAATCTTCTGTCATTTTATAACCAACAGGGATAAATGTACATTGTTGCTCTGTAAAGCCAGCAGGAATAGGGCAATAATCACCATGCTTAACGTTGTAAACCTGCACATCAATATTTTTAATCTTATACCCAGATTGGAATATTGAGGCAGCGTCAATGCGTGAGCCTGTGATATTAGCACCCTTAATATTGCCGTTGCGATCTATCTCGAATGTGCCAGTACTATTTTTGAATGTGCCCCCTGTAATAGAGCCGCCTGTTAGGTCGCCAGTATTAACAGAGATAGAAGATAAGCTATTTACATGTATATTTTGAGCGTTTACGCTGTCAGCCTGTAGCATTTTATTTGTGATAATATTATCGTCAAATTTCGCTTGCCCAGTAACATGTAAGAGCTTGCCGTCTATGCGTGTGCCTGCTGGCGTCAAGTTAATGCGGCTTATGAGCTCTTTGCCGTCGAGCTTGCCGAGTGCATTTGTTACTTTCAGCTCAATGCCGTTAGAAATTTGAGTGATTTGTGAGCTCACATTTCTATTTAAGTCATTTACTGTACGCTGAAAGGCATTCGCTTGGTCTATCAACTTGCTGCTAAAGCCGCTTACATCGCTCTTGACTGTGCCAACCTCTGATTTTAAGGCTTTAACGGCCTTATCCATATCAGATATGCCGAGGCTCTCCATATCTAGCAATTTACTGTCTATTTTAGCTTTTACTGTAGCATTTATTGCGTCGGTTCTTGGCCCCTCACCAAAGATATCGACATAAGCAACACTGACAGAATATACACCGGCCTCTAAAGGAATGTTCATTACATTCGTTGATGTGAAATATACAGTATTATCAACGTAGACATTAGCCCCCTTACAACCGGCTGGAATAGATTGGAATATAACCCCTACGCCATTTAGATTGCCACTAACTTTAACGTTAGTCGGTTTAGGAGGAGCAGGCACGTTGTAAGTCAACTCGGCAGGTGCTCCATAGCCTTTTGATGGGTTATGTGCGTACAAGTAAACTTTGCCAGTACGCTCACGCAGCATACCACTATAAGTAGTATTATTGCTTTTACCTATCAAGCCATCGTTCTGCCCTGTCCTTGTATCAAGTCGCAACTCATAGAAATCTATGTCAGCATTACGAACTTCAAGCCAGTTGAAATTGGCCTTATCACTAAACGTAATAGAAAAGCCTTGCGGTGCATTCGGAACTTCCGTTTTCATAGCCACAGTAATGGACTTTGTAACCCCTTGCGAAGTGTTTCCATGTACGTCCTTGACGATAGCTTTCACTTCGTAAGTATGTCCAAGTTCGCAACCACTGATAGAGATTTGACCGTTACCATTGCCCCCATACTTCCAAGCGGAATTGCCCTCACGATACCATAGCTCGACTGTATCAAAGCTATTAATTTGAGGTATATCAAACTGAGCTACAACATCAAAAGATAATACCCCATTGCCTATCTTGTAGTACTTAGTAAATAACGTTAAATTATTCACTTCTGGGATATAATAAGGCACAATCTTATACTGATATTCCCTTACCTCATCAAGCCCCTGTTCGTTACTTCCGAATACATTTAATGAAGTGAACTTGAGATATACGGTTTTGTTAATATCCTCTTTTCGGTAAGGATAATGGAATAAAGCCTCGTCAACCCTGACAAATCTTTCATTTGCACCATGATTAATAGCCTTAGTTCCATATTGGCCACGGACTAAACCTCGCAACGTATACCAATTATCCGGATGAGTTTCTACAGTTTCATAGCTCAACGCCTCGCCATTTATCCAACACAATGTATTGGCACGTTCAGCATCGACATGAGTTCCACTTTTCAGCACGCCTTGATTGATAACCACGTTACAGAAATCGCCATTTTGAGCAAAGCCATATTTCAATTTGCCCATTCTAGCTTGTTGCGTGATAGATCCTATACGACGATAATTTTCGCCATTATCGGATACCCACACGGAGCAACCACCCCAACCGCTCGGAGCATTAACCCCAACGAATATCTGATTGCCACCAACATCGCCAACAGTTTGGAATATAGCAACATCATTTACGCTTGGTGCAGCTTGGTTATAATCGATAAACGGCCGTTCATTTTCATGAACGTTGTATTTAGCCGGAGCATACGTGCCGGGCGGTTTACCCTCCGCAGTTATTTCTAACTGTCCGTCTGCTGCCTCAGATACAGAGGTTATAACGACTATCTGTTTATTTAGGCCACATAATTCGTCGGTAAGAGTAACAAGGTCGCCCGGTTCTAACCTACAGAATGCCCAATCTAAACGGAACGTATACTGATTTTTAGCGTATAGCCGTTTCATAGCTAATTGTTCAGCATAGTATTGAGCCCTCGCCTTAGTGTACAGATAATGTGCAGACTTCTTGGAGGCTGGCTTTAAACCGTTTTTTTGCACATCGGCTACAATCTCAAAAGCGACTGTCTCTTTCTCGTACCCATTGGCACGATTAATGAACTCAACAGTCGCTTGGTTATAACTTTCTGAGCTGTCCTTTCTCTTATACACAACTAACTGTCCGTCGCTAGCCGGAATAAGATCATCAGCATTTAAGTTATATTGAATTTGATTGTATGGGCTCCATGTGCCGATAGGTTTATCGGCTAACGGTACGATTTTAAGCCTATCTGTAGACCAAAAGACCAAACTATTTGTAATTTCAGCTATATCATTGATTACAGTTTGAGCCTTTGAACTTCTACTATCTGGCGGTGTACTAATAAGAATGTCAGCTGCCTTGCAATATTCCCTGTAGTGTTCTAAGCCGTCAATATTAACATCGTCAATGCCTATGGACTTCAACACATACACAATATAATCGGCTGGGTTAACGTCTACACCGTCGCCAGTTTCTAAGAGCTTGCCTTTTATTTCAAAGTTGTATTGCGGTAAACTTCCTCGTTCACCCAAATCAACAACGCCTGCCATATAAGCTAAACCACTATAAGGCAACGCCTTTTCCGGATGCTTAGAGATTACATAAGGCCATGGAGCTTGTCCATAATCACCTTTATATGCAGTAAGCTCAATCTTTTCATTCGGATAGTCGTATATTTCCTTATCTCGCCATACTTTGCCTATACCCTGTATAGGGCCCTCGCATAAGCCAATCGCACATGCCACTGTATAGGTGTAGGTTATTTCAGTATGCTTAGAGCCACCACCCTTGCCAGTTCGTGTAGTGGTTTTGTGCTCATGAGGGGTAAAATCATCGTAATAAATAATGTTGCCACTTAATCTTGTAGTGCCAAGTACTTCTGGAACTACTTCACCATAAGAGGCGGTATTTATCATGAAGTCGGAAATCATATCAGCACGATTGGTAGTATTCCGTCCTTTAAATAGAAAACCCATTATTTACCCCCTTTCCTAAATCTATAAACTGCACGTAAGCGACTTTTGCCCTTTGCATCATAGAATAATACATCGTCAATAGATGAATAGATAACGCCTAGATCAACAAACGCATGCACAACTAAATTATTGCCAACATAGACGGCACCGTGAGAAATGCAACGCCCATATTGGTATAACAAGAAATCACCGATACGAATATCATCAATAGGAACTTCGTCAGCTACCTTTTGAACATACTTTAGATACTTTTCTTCTGAACGATGTAAATGCCATTCGTTAGAATAATTCTCTATTTCTAGCTCATCACGTTTCATTAGGCCACTATCAACAACTGCAGCAACTAACAAATAGGAGCAATCGACGCCAACACCATGAACCATAGTATTGTTTTGATACGGTGTGCCTATCCACTTTTTTGCAGCATCGGCAATCATTTCACCTGTTGTCAATTTCATCGTATCGTCTCCTTTAATGGAACATAAGGCGTTGCCCTATTCCTACTAAAATTATTGAACTTAGCCTTGCAAGTTGCAGGTGTTTTATCGCACCCCGGATAGATATATGCCACATCGCCAACATTAGGCGTTGTATTTGTGGCACTCATATAAACAATTGAGTTCGTAGCACTATCCATAATTTGAGTTGCTTGCCCTGATAGAGGTCCGCTTATCCATTCCATACCACCGGCAGTATAAAAGCCGTTTTCAAATGAAGTATCGACTTGCACATTATTAGTACCTATAACAGCGGTAACAGTAACACGCTTACGATATTTAGTAATATCAACGCCACACTCTTTGGAATATACAGAATAAGGACATTGCGGATAGTATCGTCTATTCGGATATTCAATATTAAGCCTTTGGACTACAGATTTTGCATTTATCTTCAACGCAAAGCCTCCGCCCTGACTAACCTCACAAATACCCTTGAATAGATCAATGCATTCGATTACATTCCCTTTATTGTCAAAGAAAGCACGTCTTAAATTTAACGTAGCACCGTCTAAGCCACCATTATGGGCAACAGTCAGAACAGGAACACCACCAATTTGGTCGGACTGATTAGCGGTTATTGTAACGTTCAACTTATCAACGCTAACAGTACTGGTTGTAGAAATCTTTTCACGCACAATAATTGGCCCATCGCCCTTGTATGTGTTTCCTCCATAGCTAACATCAATGTCAGTATCGGCCCAGTAGTAAGAAATGCCACTTTTAAGCCTTAACTCATACAAGTCGCAAGATACAAATGTCTGTGAGTTGCTTAAATGAACGCTTAATGCCTCGCTAACTTGTTTCATTTATAATCACCTCACCGTAACCAATTTAAACGATTTAGACTTAAATACGTCTTTAAAAACGGCCTCGTCCGTATAATCACCACTGAACATGACTTTCCAATAGTAAATGTAATCAGCAGTAATAATAGCAGTAGGCGACACCCTAACACCTGCAGCCAATCTTATAACGCCTTTATCTGATACGGCATTAACTTGCGTACCATTAGCGTATAATTTTAGGTTCTCAATATGTGCTACTGGCTCCCTAAAATCACCATACAAGCGAACTGCTTGCCATTCAGATTGTGCACCAGTTCCAAGCCTTACGCCTTTCTCCTCATGGTCCTCGGGGTCTAACCATAAGAACGGAACAGTACCACCCTTTACAGATGCATAAAAGCCCATAAGACGCTTATGTTCTTCTGGGCTTAGTACTGCGAATTCTGTTGTAATGGTATATTGAGGATATTGCCAAGTTGTCATAGTTCGTACTCGACCACTGCCAGAACGCTTTATTTTAGTGTCCCATTTTTGAGCCTTTGTAGACTTCCACGCAAGGGTTCTAATGTCCGGAAATTTCAATAAATCTGCCATTACCATGTACCCTCCGTAGCCACAAATTCCCTATTTTGATTAACTAAAAATTGTCGCAAAGAACGACCTGCCGAATTCTCTAACCAATCACCAAACGAATTGGCGTCCATAGCAGATACGTTGAACGTAATGCCACCGGTAGCACCACCACCGGCACGTGCTATGCCTGCACCCATTTCGTCGTATGTGCTTTCGCTTAAAGGTAATACGGCCTCTTTGTATTTACCCTCGCCAATTTCAGCATAAGTTGAGCCATAGGCCACACCACCGTTTGCCATTTTAGGTAAGTCTAATTTTGCGGATCCTAAAGATGCAAAACTTGTTGCACCATTAGCAAGGGAAAGCCCTGCTCCTGCGGTAGTATTAGCCGTCCACGCAGCCATGCCAGCCGCAGCACTAGCACCAAATGTTGCCATACTAACTTGTTGAGCCAATGCAGACCACGCCGGATATTGAGCGTTAGCCGCAGCAATACTGGTTGTAGTTTCTTGCGATTGCATCATTTTACCGAATATGGCTTTTTTAACCATCGCTGCTATCCAACTTGCAATAAAATCTGCAATAGTCTTTAAAATAGCTTTACCAATATTTTGAATGGCAGTCATTAAAGAGGTAGTGCCTTGAATAAGACCTGAAATGCCACTCTGCATACTATCTATACCGGCGTTTAAAGCGTCAATTAATAGTTGCTGTCCATTCCAATGAGCGTCGATTGTGGCTTGTTTCCACTCCTCCATGAGCTGTTTTTTGGCGTCGTAGTGCTGTTGCTCTGCAATATATTCATCACTCAACGCAGCTTGTAACGCATCGAAGTTCTGAGTTCGCATAGCCTCATCAATAGCATATTTCTCGTTAACTAGATCAGTATGTTGTTGTAACGCCTTTTTATTGAACTCATCTTGTGCCGCTAACAACTCCTCGTTTTTCATTTTTTCGTAGGAGATTTGTCCGTCAGCACTCATTTCGAATTCAATACCTCGTTGTTTTAACAGGTCAATATGATGTTGTTGCTCCATTTTGTCCATTTTCATGAACTTATCGACCATGTCTGCATAACGGTCCTCGATTTCATCTATGGCATTTTCATAATCATTTTTTAACTGCACGGCAGGAGATACATTCCCTGTACTATCCTTACTAGCGGTTTTAAACGCAAAATCTTGTTGCATATCACGAATTCCAGTTTCAATGGCACGCAGTTTTGTCATTTCCTCCTGTTTCGCCTTGATACGCTTTTCTGCATAAACTTCATCAAGTAATTTCAAGTCCTCGTGGTAATTTTCATTAGCGGTTTTTGACTTTTCAAGTTCTTCTCGCTCCTTTTTGTATTGAAGTTCGATTAACTCTACTTGATTGCCTTGCATTTCAAGGAAAGATTGCAAGATTTTTTCGTGAATTTGCTTAGCCTCTTTTGCTAGATCTTCACCCTTGCCACCTTTACCGCCACCGCCTTTGCCACCTTTACCACCGCCAGAAGTGTCGCCGCCTCCACCGCCTCCAACATTAAGGTCGCCACCTCCACCGGATAAGCCTGATGTGATTTGCCCCATAATATCACCGGCAGTATTAACGATACTTTGTGCAGTATCAGCAGAAATTGTATCTACTTGTTGAATAGCAGTAAATGTGCCACCAAAGAATTTGGCGACTTTATCACCAACACTATTTAACTTTGCGATAAGCCAGTTAAGGGCCTCAATAATCTTATTAACACCCCAAACGGCTGTATGTACGATAGTAGAGAATACCTCGCTTAGCGTTTCACTAAAACCACCTGCCGCAGCCCTAGAAAGACCAAACACAGCGACAAGCGTCATTAATGCACCTACAAATATAGGGATAGGGTTTGCCATCATGATTGCGTTAAGAATTGCTGTAGCACCACTCAATGCAAGTGTAGCCACCTTTGCCACGCCCATCGCAACCGCACTAGCAATATTTGCAGTCCTAATCGCCATAATTACGGCTTGTGTAGTCATTGCGATAGCCCTAAACGCACCAAACGCAAGACCTACCGCACCAATAGCACCGCCCAAAATAACGCTTGCAGCAGTAACTAAAGTTGTGCGAACAGTCAATAAAGCAAGCATTGTATTATGACTCGCAATAATTGCCTTTTGTGCTAAAAACGCAGCACTCACACCAATAATAGCGGCAGTAATCAAAGGCATGGATGTAACAAACAACTGTACAAAACTAGATACGATATTTTTAATAGTGGTGATAACCACGCTTAGGCCACTAAAAGCACCCTTAATAATTGCTATTGATACTTGTGCAGCTGCAGCTACTACTTTAAAAGAAAACGCCAATTCGTTTAACACGCTCATAAATGCATCGGAACTTGTCATATTGCCTAGTTCCTCCATTACTGGTTGAAACGCTGCAATAAGATCATTCTGCAATTTAGTTCCTATATCTTGGAATGTCATAGGAATTTCTGCGAATTTTGCGTTCGTTTCTTCTGCACTATTGAATAACGCATTTTTGATAATGTCGGCAGTAATTAAACCTTGCGAGCTCATTTCTTTTAATTGCCCTACAGATAGCCCCATTTCTTGTGCGATACTTTGTGCCAACATCGGAGCATTTTCCATAATAGAACGGAATTCGTCGCCCTGTAATTTACCTGCTGCCATAGCTTGTGTTAATTGGTACATAGCGGATGTAGTTTCTTGTACGCCTGCACCTGCAATTTTAAATTGCTTATTTAATTGTTCAACAAAATAAATGGCCTCATCGTTGGAGGTGAAAGCGTCTTTTGCTAACATATTTAGTTTTGCAACGCTATCCGCCATATCTAAAAAGCTACCACGTGAACGATTGGCGGCAGAAAATACCTTATCCATAATTTCGGCGGTGCTTTGACTGCCGTCATTGATAAGATCAATACGAGCCCTTAATTGCGTTAATTGGTCCGTTGTCTTAACTGCACTAACGGCCATATCCTTTAACGCCCTACCGGCTGCCTCAATGCCCATCGCAGCACCAGCGAATGCAGCACCAGACTTTGCAGCGTCCATAAGCCCCGGAATTTCAACCCCAAAGACCTTTTGAGCTTTATTTCTTACGCTATCAAGCGAATTAGAAATGCTTTTGCCTAGTGCTCGCTCAGCTTTCCTTGCTACTCTATCAAGTGCCTGTTCAGCACTATTAGATGAGCCAACAATTTTGACATTAATTTGACTTTCGGCCATATGCTATATCTCACCTCCCTCTTGTCTGAATTCTTCCATGAATAACTTTTCTTCGTTTTTGCGTTTAGCTAATGTCATTGGATGTAGTTGTTTCATAATATCCTCGACAGTCAATTTTCGCTTGCCGGCGATATGTACATTTGTCATTAGGCACGCAAAATACGCTTGCTTACGGTCCTCTATTTCCGTTCTTAACTCATAACCCTCGGCAAGTTTGTAATATTCCATAGGGCTTAAATTCATGAATTCCCACGGTTTAAGATTAAGCGGACCATACGCCATGCGTTCGGCTTTCGTTATCCATACTTTAAAAGAGGGGGCGGTGTCGCCCCCTCTTAGTTTTTTGTTTCGTTTTCAGCCTCAACCTCGGAGCGTGCTTGCTCATCGGCCTCATCTGGGAATAATGCGTAATATGCAGCCTTACCAAATACACCACTACCAATAAGTGCTTGCACAATTAACTGTACAAGGTCTGCATATTGGACTGTTCCCTCGTCAAAGAGTTCTTGCAATTTATCTTGGTAATAGATGTAATCACGCTTTTTGCCGTGGTGTTTCATACCTACGACTAATGCAGTGATAAGCTGATTGAAAGTCATTGTGCCACTTTGTACCGCTTTAAAGATAGGCTCACCCCATAGCTGTTCCAACTCAGCAATACGACCAATGTTGAAATAGATAGTTTCGCCCATAGCGAATAGATCACAATTAATTTTTTTCATTATAAACACGCTCCTTGTTAATAGTTAATTAGGCTTTCTTCAATTCAGACAATGGACCTGCACCATTCAAGCTGCCTTTATATGTAGCCACATCATCGTGTGGAGTGCTTAAGGACAATTCTGTAATAGATGCATATCCTGTCATATAAGACTTGTCAGGATATTCGAATTTCAAATGAATTTTTTCATCGTTTAAGAATGCTTTTTCAAGCAATACAAGGCTTTCTTCGTTTGGCATTAAAAGCGTTTCAAGGTCGATAGACCATTCTTTCATACCCGGAATAGTAACTTTCCAACCGCCACTGTCTTTACTAGATGCGTCGATAGAGTCTGCCTTACGAGATACATCGCCACTACGTTGACCGCCCAAGATAAGCCATTCAGCATTCGTAGTTTCGTCAGTGCCTACATTTAAATAGATAAGATAATTCTTGCCGGCTGTAGGCATTGCGGTTTGAGCCGGTTTGTATAATTTTTTTGGTGTTGCAGCTGGTGCCATTAGAAAATACCTCCGTTAGTTTTCTCTTTTAAATCAATAAGGCGAACCATAAAGCGATATTGCGTACCAACTAAAGGTCGCACACTATCATGGTCGCCAACTTTACTTGTGCATACTAAATCTATAATCTGATAGCCAGTATTCTGTAATATACATGCAGTTTCGTCTAATTCACCACAACGTTTGCGTAGATCATTAATAATTGCCTCGAACCTATCTTCCAAGTTAGCTATTAATTCGTAGCCTACTTCTAAATCTGGGTTATCGTTTCTACCCCAAACCTCGATATATAGTTCTTGCTCCAATTCAGATTGAATGGAATTATCACCCCTCGTAGTTTCCCCACGAATAATCATGATAACGCCATTTTCATCGACTTTCGCCGCTTGTGGTCGCATAGCACCTAGCATGACATTAAATGCAGCACCGCTATTATCGATAGTAGATTTAATATGTTGCATTAATTCTAGCCACATATTACCCCCTATAGATTTCAACAGAACGATATCCCTTGTATTCTGTAGGGTTACCAGTAAGCTGCCCTGGTGTTATTCGCGATTCCAATAATTTAATACGAGCTTCATAGTATTCTAATTTTTTAGAATAGAAGTCATCCGTCGAACCATTGTTAGTATAACTTCCTGGTAAAGCATACGACTTATTAACGCAGACTTCTCGATAGATATATGCAAGGACTAATTCATCGATAGTAAAACTACGTATAACTTTATCCTTTGACACACCTAATCTATCCGCAAGTACATATAGCCATTGTTCTGCTTTGGATACAGCGGCCTCTGTTACCTCTTGCGTTAGCAATTCATCCCCTAATAGGCCGGCTATATCTTCAAAATTATATAGCATACAGTACTCCTTATATTTTAAAATTTAGCGTAATCTCATCTTTTACTAGCCCTTGTGCCACATCATCTAGTGCAATATCGGTATATCTGGAAAAAATACTAGTAATATTTGAGACATTATTTTGCAACGCTTCATACAAAAATGGATCTGGGGCAGTCCCAGGGTGAACCACTTTCCTAGCAAATATAAACCCATTACCGCCTTGTGGTACGAATCTCAATATCTTCTTAAAATGCGGCCGAATTACATGTGCTGGTGTCCCTGCATGTACGAAAGGGCCGTATTTAGCGACATCACTATCAATAAATACGACCCCTTGCATTCCACTATTAGAAATTCGATAATCAACAGCCTTTTCTAAATTCCCTGTTCTCGAGGTAAATCTATGTTTCTCCTGTGCAGTATCTCGAACTTCAATAGTACTCGCTTTTACTGCCTGACAAATACGCTTGTTGAAAATATCCTGGCTATTCACCGGTGCTTATTTTTTACTACCACCTTTACTGCCTTTTGTAGGCTTTT